AACCACTCGTCCATACGAAAAAACAAAGTATCTACAGTATTGTTTACTCCATGATAAACGCACACACGCTGGTCCTCTACATTCGTGCAGCCCTTCAATCGGCAAGTTACATAGTCTGGGTCTGCTGCGTGTGCTACCTGCGTTTTAAGAAAAGTAATGAAAAAGTAAAGAGCTGTAATGCCGATACCAACCATGACTATCCACGCTACAATCTCTACAAACTTCTGTCTACGTTCGCGCTGTTTGTAAAGTGTTTCTTTACGCTGCTTACGAATCTGGCCTTCCATTGCTACGAGGGAGTCCCACTTAGACTTGCCCATAGTTAGGGAAATCCACTGCTGTAATTCGTAACGCTGTTGTTTTGCCTTCTCTTTGTTAGCAAATGCAGCTATTGCTTCTTGTTCTACAGTTTGCCCAGCAAATAGCTTTTTAAATATGGGTGGGTTCTTTGCCTCTTTTTCTGCCTGTTCTAGGTCAGACATGGCGCCCATCCAACGCGACAAATCCCCAGCCATCTGTTCGATGTCACGGCCTACAGCAAAACCTTTTTTGATTGCACCGAAAGCCGCCGATGCTGTCGCCATTGCGCTAATGGGGTCCATCAGTACACCTTTACATCTTTATCTATAAGCTTGGGTAAGCAATAGGAGGTTATCTTCTCCCCTTGTTTGTGTAGTGTTTGTGCAAACCAAACACAATCATTCAGGTTGGCAAAATACATATCGTTGCTAACCATCTTTTGATTTTCCCCCGTACCCAAAAATACAAACAGGAGAAAAACATGTTTCATTATCGCCAGCTGCCGCCCATTGCTTTATAGCGCTTTGATGCGTAGGCATTTGCGTAAGCTGATGGGTACACTTTAAATTTGCGCTTAGCCTCAGATTTGGCCTTTGACCAAAGAGCTGGTTTGGTGGGCACCGGCTTTTTACTTTTTTTCTTTTTAGCCGCCATTATTTTTTCTTTGACATGCCGCCGCGCATACGCTTAGATGCCATCTTCATAGCGCCGCCGCCGCGCATTTTTTTAGTGGCCATACCGCCACGCATACGTTTTGCTGCTACTTTAGTCTTGCCGCCACGGGCTTTAGTTGCTTTTTTCATTACCATGTCTAAGATTCCTTCTTTCAAGCACTAGGCTCTCAAATACATCATCTGGAAAGTGTTGGTAGTACCCTGATTTTTCCAAACTAACTGCAGCATCATCAAGAAGAGATAGCCGCTGAACGAATACCATACAGTATTCTAAATCATCTTGTTCATCTTCAATGAGGAAATCTAACCCCGCATCTACGGCGTCATAATCGGGATGGAACACCATAAGGTGCATATCCATTCCAGCAATGGAAAGGGCCTCATTCATTCCATCGCACCAACCATCAATGTATTCAATATCAGGTAGTTCTTCATTTGCCCATACAACGATATCGTAATCATGCTGGTCAAATTCTTTTACTGAATTCGCTAGCCCCTCTAGGCCAGTATTAATGCTAAATACTACTTTGTTATCTGCCCACGCTTTTTGTGCGTAGGGACAAGGAGGCAAACCATTTAACTTTACATTAGGCACTTCAAGAAAGTCATTGGACCACCTACGAATAGATGCTTCAACTGGATGCACGTCACTTCTTCTTTCGGGCATCCATATTCTTTTGGATAGCGGCTTGACGAACTTTTTCATAGCCAGACATCTTGCCATCTTTGTTCAAATCGCCTAGTACGGCTCCTGCCCGTAGTCGGGGAACATTGGTGGGCATATCCATGATATGTTTTTTACCGGATTTCATCCCGCCTTTTTTCTTTCCGCCAGCTTTCAAATCTCGTGCTGCACGACCGCTTTGTACATATTGAGTCAGAGACATGGTGTCATCTCGACCTTTATCATAAAAGTTTTCACGGTACTGTTGCATAAGACCCGAAGGTATCTCTTTAATTTTAACATTAGTTCCGCCCTTATTCTTTTTAAGGGCATCACTGACTTTTGTGTCGCTGGCTTCCCGACGAAGACGTGCAAGCAATTCAGGAGATACATCTTCTTTTAATTTCCCCATCGGACCTTTTAAAAGAATTGTAATTTTTTCTTTCATGGAAGGTTTTGGGTCTACCATGTCAGCAAATCTGCCACCCCTTTGCGTTAAAGAGTGTTTATGATATAGTTCATCAACAAGGCTACTAAGGTTTTTGGGGCGTGATGTATCATCATCCACCTTAAATTTTGTTCCCATGCGAGAATCAAGATGTTCTTGAACTCTCGGACTACGCTTTGATTTTTTATCTGACATTATAGTTCCCCTGATTTCATAGCTTCTGAAAGCTTGATGGCGCGTCCCTTTACTTGTTTCGCCCACCTGCTATCAAGCATCTCTACGGATGCAGTGGCAAAGTCACCTTCATGAATTGCCGCCCACATTTTTTTAAACTTACAGAGACGTGGAACCCCCATATTAAACGCCATGTCCATTACGACAAGCTGACGAACTGCGTCTAGGTCAGCAACGCATTCATGCGCTCTGCACAGCTCATCTTCAACAATCGCAACATCGTTCTTGGCCAAATACATAGCATCCGCTTCTGTAATGCCGTACTCATAGATAGCATCCATACTAGGGATATCCATCCAATCCAGCTCTTCTTTACTGATGCCGCGACCCTCTAGGTTACGCCCGATACCGATGGTATCAATGCCTAAACTGTCTTTGTATACAGCAAGCCGCAGCCCTTCATGCGCAATCAACTTATTTACGAAAACTTCGCTATTGTATTTCATTTAAACTTTTTCCTATCCAAGTACCATCTTGCGCAGTTAACTATAGTGTTTGTTGTTATCATGGCCACCAGCCACACTTCCCACCATTCAATCAATTTCTTTATTCACCCTAATGCACAGAAGCTCCTTGTTGTACTCCTGCACTATATCAAATTCTGTTACCGTGGACTGAAAATAGCACTCTGCCATTGTTCGTGTGTGCACCAACGGTTCAACTTCAAACTCAAACGGCGTCACCGCCGTCACTAAAACCAAAACCCATTCGTTTAACATCAGTGTTTCTCATGTCCCAGCCATACCGCAAACGCACCCGTCATAGCCCCTGTTACAACGCTAACTAAAGCCGACTGTTCCATTGTTGGACTTGGTAAGGTCATAAACCATTCCACTACCCGCCAAGCCGATATTGACATCATAATCATCATCAAGCGCGGTAGTATTTTCCACTTTAGAAAGCGCTCCATTGTTACTTCTGCCACGATTTACCCCCGCTTGTTCTTCTGTAGTTCGATTGTGCATGCACCACATGATACCCATCACATCCTCTAATACAGTGACCACTACTTCTTTCCGAAAAACTTTGTCGCACTTCTGACCCCAAAGCTTGCAGCAACAATGACGCCCAAGCTGTACTGGTACCATTCAGGCATTTGCTCCAGTTGTTGAAATCCATTTGCAACTACTTCTTCCATCCCAGGCACAAAGGCCATGATAAGCGGGATTGAAAACAAAATGGTAAGCCACTCGTCTTTCCACGAGGATTGGCTACCCTTAGCCATCTCCAAGTCCCAGTCAATCTCACCGGTGGCCTTCTTCTGCATCACGATAGCTTCCGCTTGCGCTTTCGCTACCTTGGTGGCCGACACGGCTTTCTTCTCTTCTACCTTGCCAGATAACCATGTACCGGCAAGTTCTGCAATAGGTCCAACTAGCAGATTTAACATTTCCACCTCTTACGGGCTTGACGCAAACGGCTGTTAGGATTCTTTGCCGCTTTCGGAAACTTCTTCATCTGTCCCGCTGAACGAGCACAGAATGACTTCCTACGCTTAGCCGCCTTACTCCCCGGCTTTACCTTGCCGGTAACAGCTGTTTTCAACTTACTACCTGGATTAGCACGACGGTAAGCCTTAACACCCGCCTCAGTCATCCCCGCCCCCGACTTAGTGGAACGGAAATTCTTCTTATTGCGTGCTGGCATCTTGGAAGGCCGACGTGCCATTATGTAGCTTCACCTTGTTGTTCGCATCTATAGCGGAATGTTTGTGGAAAAGGAAAAGCATTACCAATAACAGTGGTAATCTCTCCTACTCTCTCCATACACTCAGCTCTCTCTGCATACGGGCCATACTCATCTTCGAATACGGCGCACATGCTAGGCTGATGTAGCGCACACGCTAGTACCATAGCCTTAAACATAGTAACCTCAAAAAAGATGGACGGAATCCACGTTGTCAAAATTCCGTCCATTATGCCTTAGAGTGGCTGTAGCGAACCCCGCAAGAATAAGTACAGCATCAGGTCTTACGTTCCGGGTTTCCCCGTTGCATACTGTAAATGCCCCTCAGCAACCAACGCTTTCTCAACATCCTCAACACTGAAGTCTTTACCAGTACGTTCTTTTAAAGCAGCACGTATGTAATACACATGATGACTAGGTACGTGTGCCCTATAGTGTCCGTATTTCTCGTATTCAGCAGATATCTGCTCCAATAACGAGCCATATTTCTTTCTTTTAGCCATTCTATATATATTGTACCACAAATAGCTTGACTTGTGAAGGTTTATATTGACATCCTTAACGTTACAAGTACCCGCTTAGGAGAAATCTTCTGGTAATGGAATAGAGTAGAGAATATTATTGCTTAAATACAGGTAATAGTGAAATGTTATTGCACAGGTGCGTTTTAGGGGTTGACAGAGGGGTCAAAATCAACTATAAATTACTTGTTTTTCTTTTTTCCCTTTTTTTCTTTTTCAAAATCAACTTAAGGAAGTAGCCGAGATAAAAAAAATAATAAAGAATAGCCCAAATACTTTTACAAGGAACAAGTACAAAAGAAAAAAGTACAAAAGTCCTGTAATTATGTGGGGTAGTACCTTGGTAAAAGAAAATGATAAGGAAAATAACACAGATAAAACCGATAAATCCAATAGCTAAAGAATTATGGAGAAAGAAATTTTCTATTTTACCTAATAAGAAGAAAATTATTCCAAGAAAACAAAAATACAGGGGTTAGTTTAAAGCAAAAACCCCAGAAATTATAAAACAAACTTTATTTTTACGGCTGGTATAGGGCTAAAATCCTTGCCAGCCTTTATTTTTGTCAAAATTCTGACTGGGGCGGCTCCGTAGGCAAGTTGGCGCGGTCTGGTATATAGTTCTCATTTCCAAATCTCGTGTCGTAGCCGTATACAGGTAACTGGTACCCCCCTGGCGGCCCATGCGTACCCGTCTGCGTCACACTGTTATGTCCTGTATGCGACGGTCTGCGCCGGTTACAGGATAAATAACATAGTTACAAATTATTGAAATATTATTGCGCCCCTGGACTCGGACCAGGAATTTTATTGCGTCTCTGCTGCGCCAGCGCAAGATTGTTTCACGCGCTCGCGTGTAAGGTGATGCAAGAAAGGTGCTGGCATGGCTCATTTGTGTACAGAAAAAGCATCACGTAAACCATACCCAACGCTTGACATAGGCGCGGCGCGTGAT